AGATTGTTTGCTGGTAGTCGTAGGCCGGCGATGCGACTTGGTCGGCTTCGATCAGCCGCAAGTCGAGCTGCACGCCCCGCACGTCGAGCCGCGGATTCGTGAAGAACATGCAAAACGCTTCGCCGTCGAGGACGCGGGCCTCGGTGGCGGTGCGGAGCTTGTCGGCCAGGCGGACGGACCACGACCAATCGAAAAACGCGCGGCCGATCGCCCGGTCGGAATCGGCGTTGCCGGTGTCGAGTTGGATTCGCGGCCCGGTGCCGATGAGGTCGTTGGACTTGGTGACGCAGATGCCGTGAACGTAGGCGTTGTTCGCCCGCTCGTACCGGGCACGATTGCGGATGATTCGCCGGACTTCCGGCGTGAGAGCGGCGTTCGCCGACAGAGCGTCAGCGTTCGCCCAATGCCGGCTGTCGTCACTCGTCTGCGCGGCGTCGAACCGCGCCCGTGCGAGCGGACGGACGACCTGGATCGCCTTCTTCGGAGGCGACCAGCGGCCGGTGCGGATGAGGTTGGCAAGCCCCATTCAAGTCGTCCCCGGAGGAATGATCTTGTTGAACCGAAGCCCGCGGTGAGCGTTGCCGGCAGCCGTAGCGTTCCGACCGGCGAGGTACTTGTCGGCCTCGATCATGTCGGGGATCGATTGCGCCGTGACTTCGCCCGCGTCGGTGCGGACAGACGCCGGCCCCTGGGCCACCGTGTCGATCTTGCTGGCAAGTTCGTCGCTCATGCCGTTCACAATGCGTGACGGCGGCGAGAACTCGGAGGGGGTGTGGCTACGCCTTGTGGCGCTTCGTGACGATCACCCGCTTGCCGTCAGGGCCGGCGGGGATGCTGACCTTCTTGCGCTTCCGGAATCCGCCCTCGCTGGCGGCCGGCTCGAGGCCGGTGATCGACGCCGCGACGGCGCAGCCTACGAGACAATCCCACCAGTGATTTTCGCGGGCGACTTCCTTCCACTCGTCCACGCTCCGGCCGCGGGCCTCGACGCGCACCGGAAACTCGGCGACGAGGTGCTCGATCAGCATTTCGTGATTGCCGGCGTGCAGCATGATGGCTTCCGGATCGCCGAGACCCAGACGCAGACGGCCGGACGTGAACGTCTTCCAGAAGTTGGTGTCGTAGGTCGCTTCGATCTGCGTGCCCTCGGCGGTCTTGCCGACGAGCCAGTTGAGCCCCGCCCGATCGCCACGATTCTTCCGCGGCCCCATCGGCGTTCCAGCAGCACCGATACCCTTGCCGCGGCTCGGCAGGATCTGTGCCGCAAACGGAGACGACCGGGCGAAGTTTCTCACGACTGCCGTCGATTGCCCCCAATTGGAATCGACCATGAGTTGCGAGATTCGCATCGGCACGCCGTCTTCTCGCGGCCAGTCGCGGGCAAGCAAGAGCCGCGCCGTCTCGTCCAGGCCGGCACGTAGCGCCGCCTCGAAGCCTGCCCCTGGCGATGCGAGAGCCAACGTCTTGCGAGCCGATCCGGCCTCGAAGAACGACGAGCCTTGGTCCGGGTGTGCCCCATAGGCGACGACGTGCCCGCCGAACGATTCCGACCACGACGCCACGAGCCAGTACAAAAGCCGGTCCTGCACGTCCACGAACGCGGTGAGCTTCGTGTGGCCTGCCGGCACGATCCCGCGGGCGATGTTCGTCGAGCGGAGCACGAGCTGCCGCTTGTCGAGCTTGTCGGTGGTGATGTCGTCGGCGAGCGGGCTGTTCTGAAACTCAGCGTTGAACGCTGCTTCGCCGCGGTCGATTCGCAGATTCCAGGCATGCTGGATCGCCGACAGTTCGTCCGGTGCTTTCCGTTCCGGCCACGCCACTCGGCTGCCGGCGTCCATCGCGGCTTGCCGCTGGCGGTAAAAGTCGTCGGCCGCGCCGGTGCCAGTGCCGTCGCGCTGGCCTTCACGTCGCAGCTCCGCGTACTGGCTCCAATCGTCTTCGGCGTCAGGCCATTCGTAGACCAACTTCGTCCGCTCGCCCTGCCACGACGGGTGCTTCTGCCTGTCAAGCAGCCGGTCGGCAAGGTCGTCGGTGCGGATGACAGTGACGGTGCAGAGGCCGGCGATCCGCTTGCCGGGGCCGGCCAGGCCGAGGATCGCCCCGGAGAGCGTCCGCTCGCGGGTAGCACACTGCGAGGGGCTCGCGGCCGACTCGTCGGTCTGCGGATCGTCGATCAGCACGAGGTCAGGGCGAATCGTCCTGCCGTCGGGCCGGGTGTGCCGGAGCCCGCGGATACGGCCGGTAATGCCGGCGACGCGGACAGCGGCCCCGGAAGATGCCCCGCCGGGGACGGTTGCGAGCGTGATCTGATCGGCGGTCCACTCGATCTTGGTCGGACGGCCTTCGATCGTCTGTCCGCGGGCACGTGCGTTGATCCCCTCGAGCGCCCGGATCGGGTACGTCGCTTCCGGGTAGTCGTCAGCCAGGAGGTCGTTTTGCTCGAGGTGGCTCTTGATGCTGTCGAGCATCTGCTCGGCGATCGACTGGTCAGAGCCGATGAGCGTGATGAACTGCCGGTGGCCGTTCAGCAGTGCCCAGAGGCATGCCCACTCGCAGAGCGTCGTCTTGCCCGAGCCGCGCGGCATGGCGAAGGCGAACAGCTCGCCGCGAAGCACGGACGCTTCGATCTTGGCGATCGCCGTCAGATGGTCGGGCGACCACGCCAGCGGGAACGACTCGGCGGCGTACGTTTCGCAGAAAAGCCGGAAGTCCAGCCGGCAAGAATCCCGCCGGGCCGGATCGACGATCGCCGGCGGCGGGCCGATGTCGCGGCCGGCGGATCTTCGCTCGCGGCCTCGCTCGGTCGATCGTTCCTTCTCACGCTCGTAGTGCTGCTTGTCCCGCTGCGCCTTGTCCAGCCGCGTTTTCTGGTCGATTCGCGTTTCCATCTGGCGGCCTGCTTTCAATCTCCGGCGTCCGGTCCGAACGACACGCAATTTTATGGCGGATCGCAGTGCCCCGTTCGAGCCACAAAAGCGAGAAGGACCCAATGCGCTCTTTTAAAGCTGATGGGATGGTCAGTGGCAAATTGTTGTTCTTGACGAGGTTTTCGAGCTTCCACAACGGCTGAAGGTTCGTGTAATGAAAGGCAATGCTCTGATGCTCTTCGTTCGTCAGATCGAACCGCGACAACGGAAGGATGTGGTCAACATGCCACCGCCCGCGATTCTCCCACGACATGCCTTCTTTGAACTGGCTTTCAATATGAGAAGCCAACTGAGACGGAGTGCATCCCACCAAATCCATTGTCTTCGATTTCTTTCGCGTGCTGGCAAACTTCAGAGCTTGCCACACTCTTTTTCTCTGCCTGGTAGCCATCGCAAACGCCGGGTCACGTTTTTTTCTTTCCCGCTGATTCTTGGCTGTGTACGCAAGACATTTTGCTTTGTTGGTTCTGTAGTATGTCCTGCTGTACTCTCTTAGCTTTTGCAATTGCTGTTCGCTCAATGGCTTTCGGGGGCGATGCTTTACAATCGCGTGGTATCTGCGTTTCTGATAAGCGTTAAACTTCTCCCTATTAGCAATGGCATATCTCTTGGCACGCTCCTTGATAGCTGGCTTGTTTCTTTCGTATCGAAGTGCTTCTCTTTTCCTGTAAGAGCCGATGTTTCTTTCACGAGCTTTTTTCTTTGTTGCTCGCACGTGCTCTTGGTTTCTTCTGCACCATTCGCGTTTGTAAGACAGAACATTTTCCCTGTTCTCAGCACGAAGCTTCGCTTGCCTCTCCCTATCCCTGCGTCTCTTCCTCTCTGCTGGCGTCTCTTCCGGTCCGAAGGCCAATGTCATTTGGCGATCCATCGCCTATCTCCTTTGCGTCCGCTGCCCTCACCAACTCCCTCGCCAACTCCAACAGTCTCGCCGTCTCGACGATCACGACTGAGCCCCTACGGTTCGGCCGGTGCCACACGAGCGGCACCTTGCCCGTAGGTGCGTCAGCTCGAGCTTGATCGACCGCAGGCCACAGTGTCAGCTTCTCAGTGCGCTTCGCCTCGACGTGGATCGCCACGCCATCGATCACGACATCGGGCGAGTCCGGACCGCCCTGGTACTGCACGCCGCGGCGGGCATCGACTCCGAGCAACGTGCCGAGCTCGGCAGCGGCTTCACGCTCGCCGCGCTTGCCCTTCTCGCGTGCAGCTCTACCCATTGCCGTCCCCCCCCGCCCGCGGCGGCAGCGGTTTCTCCGCATCACGACGAATACTGTCCCGAGCGTCAATCACCTCTTCATCGTTCCACTCTTCGCCGTCATCGTTGGCGACGATCGTGCAACGACTCAACGCAGCGACAACTTTATCGAACGTCTCGCGGCTGATAACCACTCGATCTTCGATCCACCGCCGTTCCTCGCGGAGCCGGGCGATCTGTGCCTCCAGGCTCTCGACCTTCTGCAACAGCGTCGAGATAGACCGCCGCTCCTCGACCAACTCTTCCAGCCGCCGTGCCGCCTCAAGCAGGCAGGCATTAGCACATCCGTCCCCGCTCTGGATGTCGCTGGCAAGGATCCGCAGCGCGGAAATCAGCGTTGCGTCGGGCGTTCGTCGATCACTCACTCCCCACCTCCTTCACCGCCACGCCAGCCGGCGGCAGCTTCACCGCCAAGCCCGAAGCGGCGAGGGACTCTTTGACCGCTTTCAGGCACATCATCCAGTCGGAATAGGCAACGTTGCTGCGGGCAAACGGAGGCTCAGGCAGCACCACCTCAGGCGGCGACGACCGGGCGAGAAGCCCCTTGGCGATGTTCTGGCCGTGCTCGGTGTACTCGTCATCGTCCGCGATCCCGGCGATCAGGTCCCTCTCCTCACCCGTCAGCCACCCGCGCGGCTGCGGAGGTGCGCTGTAGAGGGGGACGACTGACATCGTCTCGTTCACGCTATTCAGCGCCACGAAATGATCCGCCGCTTGCTTCACCGCGAACGGGCAGCAAAACACTTCGGTTTCTCGATGCACGACAACGCCCCACGCCACCGGCTCCCCGCTTCCAAAGCGACTCCCCTGGCCACTATCGCCTTCCAAAGCACCCGACGTGCCAGCTCTGACACTCTGGGCCTTCCCGCCGCCGCTCGCGGCCTGCGCGTCACACGAACCTTCACCGGGGGTTGATGTTCTTGACTGCAATTCGTCCACGCGGGCACGAAGCGTATCCGCCTCTCGCACCGCGGACGCGAAACGGTCGGCCGTGAGCGACTGCGTGATTCTCTCGGCTCGCAGTGCGTCCCGCTCGCGGATCGCGGCGTCACGCTCGGCGGTGAGGCGGTTCAGCCTTTGCGCCCATGCGTCAGACAAGGGCTCCTCGACGACGCGGACGGATTCGCCGCTCTGAAGACGGAGAATAGTCACCCAACTCCAATGGCTGACACCGAACGACTCGCCGTGCGTCACATCCAGTGTGATCCGCTCCGTCCGCATCCCGCTTTGCCCCTCGCCCGTTTTGCTCACCGTCGATGAGCGTTCAGCGGCATCGGCAAAGGGTCGGGCAATCGCCTCTGCCCGGTAGTAGGCCAGTTTCTCTGCCTTTGTAGCCATGCCGTCCCCCTTGTTTTCCTGTTCCGCCGCCGATGATGACGAACCACTTTTCGGGAACATCCCGTCGATGCACTCGCCCAACGTCGGCAGCGGCCGAGCCATGCCGTCCTCGTAAGCGCGGACTCGTTCGTCCCTGGCGACGTCGTGGCACCATGCGTGTGTCATCGGGCGGCCTCCACTGCGAGACGAGCAATCTGAAACGCGACGGCCATGCCCATGTTGAAAGCCGTGAACCACCAAAGAGCCTTGGTCAACACTTCTCGCCCTCCTTTCGCTCGCGGGCGACGAGCATCGCGTCGGCCGCTTCGTAGGCCTCTTCAGCGAGATCCTTCCAATCCACTTTCCCGGCGTCTGGGTCAGAAAGCATCCCCTGCAGCGCCGCCGCCGCGAAGTAGTCGCGGAGGTTCATTCCGCACCACACAGACACGCTGCCGTCGGCGTTTTGCGTCTCCTGCGGATGCACCGGACCGCCAAAATCCGCCAACGTCACTCCTGCCATCTCACCCCTCCCGCGGCGTCGCCGCTGTTTGAAACTCTGAACGATCAAAGTCCAGTCGCCTTCGTCCCCGGCTTGTAAGGACCGTTGGAATAACCAAGGTCGAGTTCAATCAGCCTGACCGTCGCGCCCCGCAGTTCCGCTTGCGACAGCAGCCGCCAGGACGATCCGCTGCCGACGAACACCCAAGTCGTCGGGTCGTTCGTCGGCACCGAGTCGGGATGGCCACGCCAGTCGGCGTAGCCGGGGAAGGCCTGGCCGTTGATCGTCACCGTCACCCAGCCGCGAAACAGGCTGGTCTTCGGGATCACTGCCGGGACCGGGGACTTTTTCGGAGCCATCGCGCCCTGGCTGGACGCACCAACGAGAACCAAAGCCGCTACCGCCAAGACCGTCGAGAAAAAACGCATCAGAGAAGAATCCCTTCGAGGAAAGTCGTGGCCGCCGTCGTGACGCACCACACGAACTAGGACGCGATGAGGGAATCGAACCCTCGTTTCCCGCAAGGCGGGATCCTGCCACTAGATGAATCGCGTCTGATCGATCACCGCTGGCTGTAGCGCCGGCACGCATACCACCGGCCGTCACGCCCCTGAGCCGTGCCCTCCTCGAGCACCGCGCCGCCGTTGTTGCAGCAGGCTCCGAGAGCCGCAGCAGGCGTCGAGCCCACGCCGACACCCTCGTAGGTGCTGCCGTGGCTGGCGGCGTGGACCAGCGAGCCGCTCGCCGCCATCGCTTCGGCGTGGCCTTGAGCGCCGCGGGTCACCGTCCGGGTACTCGCCGTCGAGCAGCTCCCGCCGGTGCAGGTC